TGAATTCGATATCGCGGTCATTGTGCGTGACGCTGATGCGCACCCTGAAATGAAACATATGGCGATGAGGATAGCCAAGAAACGATACGTCGGCAAGGTTAGGATCCTCCAGAGCAGCAGGATATTTGTGTATCCCTTCGCGTTGAAATGTTACTTCGATGTGTCTTGTAATCATCATGCAAACAATCCTTCCAATGTGCTGGGTTCAGTATATTCTAATACTGGTTGAGTGTCCATGTAGGGTCCGACATGGCGAAGCCAGTGATCAAAGTCCGCCGTTGTCTGTACTGAGTATAAGGCATCAAAGGCATTCCTGTCAAGCCCTTTGGCAAACTTCATCACCTCTTTTTTACATTTGCTGACGCGATCAACTTGTTCGATAAAATTTTTGATGCAGCTAGACACATACACAACATAGGTCTGTAGACTGTTATCAATCGAACCATGTTTGGCTTCATAGGTTTTACTGCTGATGTTCAGACATTCATAGAAGGTGTCGACATCCAATTCATAGAACGGATAATTGCGTTTGATGTCTTCCAGCACAATGCGATAGCTATCGTCAAAGGCTCGAGTAAAGGTGAACGTAGTATCGTTCATGTAGTATCGACCCTGAGTAACTCCGCTGGTGTGCGTGGTTGAGTCATAGCTCATTTCTACATCTTGATATACTCCGTTCTGCATCATGATGATCTGCGGCAACATGCGATATACTGATCCCACACCCAGCAGATGCAGATGTCGACTTTCTAACTCTATGGGAAGCTGTGAATAGTAAAAGGCTCGTTTGATGTCTTCTAGACTGCCTTTGCCCAGAGCCGCAGCTCCCATGGCTATGCCGCCGATTTTTTTAACATGGTCAGGCGTAAGTTCATCTACAATATACTCCACCCATTTCATATAGCTGTCATAGTCATTGCCCTGAGCAATCAACATGGGTCGAGCGCCGCTGCCTTTCTCTTGAAAGGCATCTATTTGTCGGCGAAGATTTCTTCCGGTTTCCCTGGCACATCGTTCAAGATCGCTGCGATCAAAACGTCGATTGCTAAGATCAAGTCGTTCGCTGCGTCCGCTATTTAAAGTGCGCACAGGTATAACATCAAAGCACATGGCAATAGTAGAATTTTTGGCCTGGCTGGCATAAACTTCTTCTTTGAGTTGATCAGTGATGGTTTTACCCAAGGTGATCATCTGCAGGCCACCGCTGTCGGCATGGATACTATGCACATGCGGTCTATAGTGTTCGCCCATCCATTCGCCGATGCGCTTTTCCACAAAGGCATTGTACAACAAACTTACGCGATGATTGTTGGTGTTATTCAAGGCACCAAAAGTACGACAGAACCAATCCATGTTCTGTGGACTTAGGCTCTCAAGATACATCAATTTAAAGTAACTACTGCCGCTGGCAACGTATTCAAACATATCAACTTCCCAGTATTTTCATTAGGTGCTTGGTTTGTGTAAGGGCGTCATCTAGAGCATTATGATATACTCCTTCGCGTTTGTCAATGGGAATATTGACAATGTTCTTCATGGTGCGATAGCAACGATCCTCCCAGGGTAACCAGGGGCGTTTTCTATCCAGAACAAAGTAGGCATTTTCCATGATGACATTGTCAAAACCTGCGCCATTGCCCCAGGTGGGTAAGCTCTTTGCTCCATACCAGGCTTCAAAGTTGGTCAGTGCTTCTTCCAGGGGAAGATTGTCCTTGAGCAAAGCAGCGCGAGCCTCCTTGCTCTGCTTTTGCCACCACTCTAAAGTAGACTTCTCGAAATGCAGACCAGCAGCCCGGCAGGTTACGGGATCAATGGTGCAGTAAAACGTATCAATGATCTGATCATCTTCAAATTTTACTGCTCCAATGCTGGCAATAGCAGCAGTTGGTCTGGTGCTATAGGTTTCCAGGTCAATCATTACGTTTATCATATCCAGCGCCAATAGATAGGATGATCTTTGTCCTCAGGCAATTCGCGATGCGCAATTATTCCATTCTGTAGCCAGATACTGAGCAACATTTCAACACTGCTGCCATGACGCTTGGCATGCTGTCTGGCCATCTTGGGAATGCCATACCACTTGGCCAGTACCTTGTCCCAGCGTCGTTCTACTCGTTGTTTCTTTTTCATGCTGCCTCCTTGAAGATATTGCTCCAACGTTCCAATTTACTGTACTTAGTTCTAGTGGCCTGACGCACAAATTCAGGATCTATGAGTTTATGTGCCTGTAGTAATTCAATCATGCACAGCAGATCACCAACTTCTTCTTCCAGACGTTCGCGATTGGTCTTACCATTATAGGCTTCATCCAGGCCAAATCTTAAAATTTTGCTGATGACCTGACTTACCTCAGCACATTCTTCCTGCGTGATTAACAGGACTTCTTGTTGTTGATTGTTCATTTCATTTTAGCAACGATGTCGTAAAATTCTTTCTTCAGGCTCTTGTCGCTTTGGAACACACCACGCATGATCGCAGTAGTCATGTCGCTCTCATGCTCCTTGACACCGCGATGAGTCATGCAGTGGTGCTCGGCCTGAACTAGCACTGCCACGCCTTCGGCTTGAGTTTCGGCTTCTATGGCGTCGGCAATCTGTACTGTCATTTCTTCTTGAATCTGAGGACGGCTGGCAATCCAATCCGCGATGCGATTGAACTTACTAAGTCCAATGACGTTTTTTCCAGGATAGACTCCGATATAGGCACGCCCCACAATATTTTGGAAGTGATGAGCACAGGTACTACGTATTGAGATGGGTCCTGTGACGTATAGTTGGTCATATTCAGTTACATTAGGAAAGGCTGTTACTTTGGGAGGATTTTTATAGCGGCCGCCAAAGGTTTCATGAACAAACATCTTGGCCACTCGACGTGCTGTGTCTTGTGTATTATGATCATTATCAGTGTCGATGATTAAACTATTTAGCACACCTTGAAATTGGCAGGCTACTTCGTCTACCAGACGTTCAACTTCTTCTTCACTTTCAATAAAGTCACTGATGTTGTCATTGCTGAAATATCTAGCACCCTGCTGACGAATTCGGTTGCGAATAACATTGCTGATGCTGGTGTGTATCATTGGCAAATCATCACCGTCATTGCTTTCATAAGCCTTATTATATACCATAATTACTCCTTGTATAAAAATCTCAGTATAGTTTATTTAGTGTCATCTGTCAATATATCTTGTTTCTTTAATGACCAGGTACCGTCTTTGTTGTCAATCCATTCTACGACGTCGCCTTCTTTCCAGCCAACGGTTTGCAGTATTTCATCGGTAAAAGGCAGCACCAGATCACCCGTCTCAGGATCTTCTTCTAGTGTTATGGTCCAGCTTTGCATGTTATTTTCCTATGACGTTGCCAAACACATAGCAATGATTGCGTGTAGCCACCTGATAACCACGCAGCATGGCCTCGGTGCAGATCTCACCAACTGTGGATACTTCCTGTGAGTCCTTGGTGGCTCCTACAGGCATGATCCAGACGTCAGGACAGTAGTAGCCTTGCTGACCAAATAGACGTTGAATACGATCAACATGGTCATCTAGTTCAGTCCAGCAGTCCTGACTACCATTGCACACAAACTTCAAAACTGCGGTGCTGTAGGTTTCTGTGGCATAGCTAAAAATTACATCGTCTTTGACAGCATCCTTTTCACCAGCCACGGTCCAGAGTTTAGGACTCATGGCCCAGTGCCAACGACTACCACCGTCTTGTGCAAACTCTTCATTGATGAAGGTACGCAGCTCGTCAGTCAAGGGCTTGGTGGCATTGGTCTCCACAGTAACGGTGCGAGGCAGTTGACCGCGCGCCTGCAGTTCTTTTAGTATGGCCAGCATGGCCTTTTGCCACATCATGGGCTCGCCACCAGTAAAGCAGAGCTGCGTATCCTGACCAGTTATGGGATGCACCCAATCGCCGTTGGGATTGGTTTTATGTCGTATTTGATCCGTCAGCAGATCACAAACGCGAGGTGCATCGGCATCGTGTGCCAGGTTTTTATACTTGGCACTCCAACTATAACTTGAGTCACAGCCATGATCCCATACAGGTAAGTCTTCGATGCGCTTTACTTTGCTAACATCAAAGCTGGCATAGGGCAAGACATAGGTTGCGGGATTGGTTGGATCCATCTGACCAAATCCATTGCACTCTAGATTGCAGCCAAAGAAGCGAAGCCAGACGCTGGACTTGCCTGCTAGCTCAGCCTCACCTTGAAAGCTGTGAAATATTTCTGAATAACGAATTCGCATAACAACTCCATTCAAGATAATGCCGCTAGTATATTATACTTCGGCTTCAGGGTCAATATCTGATTCTTCGTTTTTTGGTTTTTTTAGTGCGGCTTTGGTGGCTGGGCTTACAACCTTTTCATAGTCATAGCCATCCAGTTGATTTTTGAGATACTCCAGGAACTGATTTTGAAAGTCTCCGTTGTCCTGTTCCTGTGTAATGAGTTCGGTGATGTCCAGTTGATCAATGTAGCGATACTTGGTCTGCAGCATTTTCTTTTCCTTCTGAATACGTCTAATGAAGGCAAAGTAGGTAATCTGCGTAAAGTAGGCAAATGGATTTTTACTCTTGGCAGGATCGAAGTTGTTCACCACTGCTAGACAATTCTCTATGGCATCCGAAATCATTTCATCCTTAAAACTATAGTTGATGAAGTTCGATTTGTAGCTCAGGTGTCGGGCAATTTTGATAAAACAGTCACCCAGGTAATTGCTGACCTGCGGTGTTTCGGTTCCTGCTGCTCGAGCAGCCTGCACACCGGCGCGGTGTTCCAGCAGGGCGGCCAGGAAGGCCTGATTGTCGATGTAATGATTGGCTGCGGCCTTGGTGGGTTTTGCTTCGGTTTCCATGTTACCTCATTTCAGTTTGATTACAATTATATTGACATCCATTGACATTGGCCCTATAATCAGGGTGTGGCCAGTTAATGAACCATCTTGGTTTTATAGTCCTGCAGTGCTTGCAGTAATTCTTCGTCGTCTTCTGTGAACTGTGCTTCATCCACCGCTGCCTGTAGATCCTGTTCGTCATCCTGTCTTTGCTCTTCCAAATGTTCAAGAAAGGTTTCATAACGCATGGCAGCACCAGGCAACATGGTTGTTACGCTGAAGATATGATCAGTACTAATTTGAACTTTGTCGGTATCACCTATGGGTATCATAGGCATCATGCTTATAGTTTCAACCAACTCACCTTCGGTGTCCATGTATTTAAAACTATTGAACACCACAGGATTATTTACTGTGATGAATTTAGATACAACAACATCCTGCGTAGTAATGTCCTGATCAGTGCTGCAGGCCATGAGCTCGCCATTTTTTAATTTTACGGCTTTGTAGTAGATCATTGTAGCGGCACCTCGGTTAGTTTGTAATCAAACCCTTCATCGTTATAGATCCGAATTCTTTCCATCATATGCAGTAGGGTAAAATTCTTACGACTCTTATAACTTAGATCGTCGCCTATGTCATATAGCCTGCAGCGATCCTTGGTATCACTGGTGCGCAGTCCACGGCCTATGCTCTGCAGGTTGCGTATGCGACTCTTGCTGGGACTGGCAAACACAATATTATGCAGGTTCCGTATATTTATACCTGTGGAAAATGTGCCGTAGCTAGCCACAATTATTGCGTCGTTTTCTTTCTCGGTAATGCGACGCACTTCTTCACGCTGATCAGTCTCAGTTCCGCCATAGACAAAAAATACTCTGCGACCCTCTGCTGCGCGTTCGGCAATCATCTCATGCAGAGCCTTGCCATGTTTTTCCACATACTGAAACAGCACCAGGGTGTTGCCTGTCTGTGCCAGAGCCAGATTGCGTATAAAGCGATTGCGGGCAGGATGAGTTACCAACCAGTCCATTTCTTCTTGGTAGGTTAGGCTTCGAACATTTTTACGAACCTCGTCAGGATATTTCATGATTAAACACTGTATGTCTAGATCGGCCAGTTGTTTGTTTTTAATCAATGCTTTGGTGGATGTTACTCGGTGTACTGCACCAAAGATGCCTTCCAGCACCAGCTTGTGAGTCTTCATACCATCCAGGGTACCCGTAGTGCCAATACGATACGCACAATGCGGCATTTTATTCAGTATGCCAGTCAAACTCTGAGCCTTGAACAAATGTGCTTCATCGCCTATGACTACGTCATACTTCTCAAAAAACTTTTTCGGCAGTTTGTATAAACTTTGCCAGGTAGATATTGTAACAGGCCAGTCTTCGGCTTTGTCGGCACCCGCATAGATTCTGTGTACGTGTTCGCTGGCGCGCCAAAGATTGGCCGTGCTGTAGTCCTGGAAGTCTGCATACAATTGTTCAACCAGACTGGTGGTGGGTACTAGTATTAAAATTCTGCGTCCCTGTTCTAAATGATAGCGCACCAGACTATAGATGATCAGACTCTTGCCAGATCCCGTGGGGCTCAGCAACAGAGCTCGATGATTGTGTACCGCATGTTTGACTGCATCGATCTGATAGTCACGAACCTCAATGGGCTTGCCATGTCCCTGTAGATTGAGATTTTCTATGTACTGCTGTACATCAATGTAGGGTGTGGGCAGTACTGTCTGCTGATCGTCAACCTTGTATTGATTTTGTTGGGCAAATAGTTTGACATAGGGCACCAGGCCAGTATAGATTTCGCGAGTGAACAAATTGAATAATCTGACTTTGCCATCCCAGAGCTTGGCTCGGTACTGTGGCATGAAGCGTGCACCAGGTTGCTCAAAGGTAAAGAAGTCGCTGAGCTCTTGCAGTACACCTACATCAGCGCTGTCTATCTGACAATGCACATGATTTTTACTCTGTATGACGATATCAGACATTACATTAATCCGTTGGTAAATTTGGTCCACTCAATGCTGTTTTTAATATCCCAGGTACGACTATGCAGACTCTTCAAAATGCTTTCCAGCTGCAGCAGCACAGTTTTAAGATACTCTAGCTTGTCCTGTGACTGGATTAAATCTTCGTCAGTGGCCATGAATTCATCCATCTCATTCTTTATGGGCTTGATGCCCTGATACTGCTCCCAGCCCAGACTCTGCAGTTCGTCACGACTGAGCTCGCCACGGAAGTAACGATATTTGACTCGGCGTAGTTTGAGATAGTCTGACTCGGCTTTGCGATGCTGTAGTCGAGCCGATGTCAATAGATTGAGATACTTGGCATGTAGTTCAGGCGTGCGCGCTGCAGCGCGACCTAGATTGGTTTCGTCGATCTTGCTGTCTTGTTTCCAGGCTTCTTGCAGTTCAGTAAGTTTCATGATGTCTCCAGATCAGTTACCGTTATTATAACTGATCGGTCAATTTCTGTCAATGATTATATTGACTCAATGGTGAATAGTTTGTATCGGAATGCAGCAATGCCCACAAAGTATTCCATGCCTGCGGTGGTGATGTCGAAGTCCAGAGCTTCGATGCTGATGGGAAACAGGTCCTGGAACACCAATTTAACTATGGGCTTGTTATCACTGTCCAGGATCAGCAGAGCTGCATCGCTGAATACGTTCTGATAACTTTCTGCGCTGAACGATGTAAACGCCGATGCTCGACCCAGTGCCTGAGCATATTGATCACCGCTGTAGGGTGTACCCAGTTGTTCGATCCACGACGATATTTCTTTGTAGTTACTCATGTCTTCGTTGATCAGGAATCTAATGGTGAACTCACCATAGTTTACTTTATCACCAGGATGTGGTACATCAACAAAGGGTGTTGGTTGCATGGCCGCGCCCAGTTGTATGGCTGGTAGATTGGCACTTTGACAGGTATAGGTTACGTTGGGTGCGCGCGATATCACAAACTTGAAGCTGTTGGGCTTGAGATAGTTTGTAACTGCTGTGGCAGCAGCGGCATTGGCTATGGCTGTGTTTAAGTCTGATAGTTTACTCATGCTGACCTCGGTGGTAACGTCATTAT